CCAGCAGGGTTTTATCGTTCAGATACCGTTCCAGCGTGGCGCGGGCTTTGCGGATGGTTTCCTCATCCAGCCGGTTGGCGTCTGCAAAATAGCCGTGGCGCAAGAACGTGGTCGGGTTCATAGAAAAGTGTACAGGCTCATCGGGGCTGACATTGCTCATGGCAAACAAGCCGTTCTCCAGCTCGAAGATAGCATTCCAGTCCTTGATGCCCGATACAACGCTCACAATGTTCATATTCCATCCTCCTAATAGGGCCGTCCCTGATAATAGACCTTCACGCCTTTGGCGCGGAGCTTGCGCAGCAGCTCCTGCGTTGGCGGGCTGCGTTTGAAGTTGATGCTTTCCACATCATCTATCGTCAGTGCGCCGTGATACTGCAGTTCCAGATATGCGCCGTGGGTCACACCGCGCAGCCAGTCGCGTACATTGCCGACATCGCCTTCGCTGCTGCGTACACGCTGTAGAAGATCGCTGGCGGACATGCCATCGCGCCAGATGCCTGCAATGGAGTTGGAGTTCACCTTTCCGGCAATAACCTCGCCGATGGACGCAGGATACAGGCTGTCATCTGTTGTGTAGGTCAGGCGGTCAATGACCCGGTCGCGCTTGAAGCGCACCGTGGTATCGCCATAACCGGAATTGTTATAGGCGGATACATCCCGGGAAACCAGATAGCCGTATCGCTCAAAATCTGCCGGATGCATGCGCCGAACGTCCGAGCCAAAAAGCTGCTCGGTGGCCTGCCTGCGGCTGTCGAAGTCCAGAGCGCCTTGTGAAGTGTGCGTCTGAAACTGGTTCTTGAAGCCCTCGGCGATAACATTTTCAAGATACTCGCTGCGAATATCCATGCCGAAGTCGTGTGCTGCGAAAAGCCGTCCCAGCTGCTGAGAAATGTATTGCTGCTGGGCAGCTGTCAGGTCATTGAACTCCCGCTGTATCCAACGCTGCTCATACTGTGCGTAATTCGCCAGCGACAGCGGAATGGCATTGTTGTCGTGCTGACTGCTGCCACCGCCGCCGTGGGATCGTCCGCCTCGTCCTCCCATACGACATTACCTCTCTTTTGCAGAGAAAGCAAGTTCTTTCGTGAAGGTCTCGTAGTACGGCGCATGGTGCTCGATGTTCCCGGTGCATTCATCGGGGACATCGCCGAAGAAGATGATCTTTTCGGGCTGCAGCCGGGTAATCATTTCACGGTAGCCGTCAATGAACAGCCTGCGTGAGTCCTTGTTCTTCATCGTACCCACGGAGGAGACCGCAACCGTGCTGCCTTCCGGTTCTCCGTCAAAGCACCACGAGAAGCTGTCCCTGTCTGCCCAGCTGATCGACGGAATGGTCTTTACACCAAACCGCTGCCAATATGCGCCCAGCTGGTGCTTGCGCCAGTGGTTATAGATCTGCACAGCGCGGGAGTAGTCAGAAAACAGCGAGAAATCCGGAGTCATGACGGCCTTGAAGCCCCGGAGGAACAGGGCATATCGGGCAGGGTCGTTCCACACGCGCAGGAACAGGTAATCGTCGATGAAAAAATGCACCCCAAGGTGCTGCCGGGACTGCTCCTTCAGGGCATGGTTGAAGCGAATCCAGCTGACGCGCTCGTCCAGATGCACAGGATGCAGCTGTGGAATGCCGTACTCACCGACCAGTTCAAACTGCCCCAGATCGAGGTTGTGCCCGTTGCGTTTTACAGATTCAAGTGCCATGGGCACCTCCTTTGTCAGCATAAGCACAGCGCCCACAGGATTACTCCCATGAGCGCCGTGCAGGTTATCAGGCTGCAGTAATGGCCGGTTCATAGACCGTATCGAGGAAGGTCGCAGCCTTTTCAGCGGTAAAGCCGTTCTCGCCTTCATCAGCGACCGCCTGATAGCGACCGTCGTGGGTGCGCTTGATGGCGGTAAATTCCACGCTGCCGGTCTGGCGGGTGACGGTGTCGCCCTCCTTGGTCTGGTAGGTTTCGGTGACCGGCTTGGCACGCACCTTGTACAGCCACACATAACGGTACTTGCCGTTGCTCTTTTCGCTCTTGAAGCCCACCGCGAAATAGGGCGGCTTGTCGGATGCAGAGCGGATCAGAACGCCGTTATCGTCAATGGTGTTGTTGAGCAGCATTTCCTGAATGGCCAGCGGAAGATCCGCCAGCTTCAGCGAGAAGCTCAGCTCCGGGTCAGGATACAGCACGTCGAATTCCACGTCATCGGCGTACTGAACATCGGGATCAGCGTTTTCAGGGGTGATGGTCGCTTCAATCGCGCCCGCAACCGCCTGAACAGCGCCATAGGTGCATTCCGCTTCGGTATCTGCCGTCTGCGGAGCAATGACCACGTTCTTAAGACCGATAGTCGAAGAAACCGTGGGAGAAGCAGTAACAGCCATAATAAAGTCCTCACTTTCGTAGTTCGTTCAAAAGTCCGTCCCGGATAATGCCGTAGGCTTCATCCTGACGGGTATCATAGGCAGGTCGGATATAGGGATGCGCGGGCGCAGGCCCGGGGCCGCCGTGACCGTATTCCACATAGGCGGGATAATAATCCTCATCATCCCAATCCTTGCGGTGGACACCGATGGTGATGTGCTGACCACCCTTGCGGCGGCGCTTCACCTTGCCGATGTTCAGCGCACCATGCAGCTTGCCCTCAATAATCTGAGGGTCGCTGCTGGCGTTTGCCTTCATCTGCTGGTGGATGGGCTGGGCGGCGGCTTGCAGGATACGCTTTGCCGTGGGTGCGCCCTCGTCGTTGGTGTTCAGCCGATTGGCCATCTTTTCGATCTGGCCTGCCAGCTCGGCAAAGCCCTCTGTGTTCATAGGCATGACTACACCAGCTCTCTTAGGCACCATGTCCACTGCACGGTAAACTGTCCGGTGGCGGTATCGTAGGCAGGCTGGTTATAGCCCTTGTCCGATTCCTCCACCATGCCAAAGCCTGCGGCATACATGGCCTGCCTGATCGTGCGGCGCATCTCGGTCGGATCAACCTCCGACCAGAGATTCAGATACACATAGGTGCGGTACAGGGCGGGATGATCGTCCTCGTGGGCGGCTTCCGTGGTCGTAGTGGAGTACACCACATACTGGCGGGGCGGGTTCTGCTGCATGGAGGTGGCACGCCAGACACCGGCATACACCGGGATGCCGATACCCTTGAGCGCTTCCTGAACCTGTCGCATCAGCCGCTCACTCCCTTCGCCACGGAAGCCTTGAGTCCGAGGTATGCCTTGGTGAAGGCGTACTCGCCCAGCGTGGAGATTTCCCATTTCTCACCGTTGAACAGCACCCACATGCCCGGTTTTACGTCCGGACGATAACGGATGGTGAAGTTGACCACCTGCTCGGTGTTCATCACGTCAGCGGAGCGATAGTGCTGGTTGCCAGCGTCGATGGCAGATGCCCACACTTTGCACAGGATCACGTCTCTCGGCTCGGGGTAACCGTTCTCGTTGATGGTATTTTCCGTGTAGCCAATCTGCACACGGTGGCGAAGATCGCCGGGATGCGGCGTTCCGTCAAAGGATTTGTATCCGCGCAAGCGCCATCACCTCCATCAAAAGAACTTATCAAGGTCGCGGTACGGGTAGAGCAGGTTTTCAAACGCCATGCGCATGGTCGTATAGATCGTGCGGTCTGGGTTGTCGCGGTTCTCATAGTAATGAGAAACCATCAGGAGAACAGCAAGCCGCACAGGCGGGGCTGCGTTGTCCCCAAACTCTGTGCGGCAGAAGTCCTCGGCTGCAGCCTGCGCCTGCTGGATGAGAGTTTCGATGTAATCGTCCTCCTCATCATCTTCAATGCGCAGGTGCAGCTTGACATCATCGGCGGTCAGGATCACGTGGCATCAGGGCTTTCCATCAGGCCAGCCTTGCGCAGGAGCGCAAGCAGGCCGTTGTAGTCCTCCCGGAGTGCTGCGACCGTAGTCGCCTCACTGTCCGGGAGGTTGGGCAGGATCACCGGCTCACCGACAGTGGGAAGGTCGAACAGACCCTCCGCGCCTTCAACGGTCGCACCGGGAAGGAAGGTCAGCTTGCCACCGATGACCCATTCATTGCCGCCGTGGGCGTGGTAGTTGCGAGTTGCGTTGTTCATGTCAATCCCTCCTCATCAGGCAGACTTCTGCGCCAGCACCTTGACGGCCTCGGGCAGAATCAGCTTGCCATCCACGCGCTCGGAAGCGAGGAAGCCCACCTGACCGGTGGCGGCATACAGCTCATTCAGGCGCTTGAAGGAACGGCCCTCGCGGTCAGCGACCCAGTAATAGCCCAGATCGCCGAACAGGATGCTCTTGGCTCCGGCTTCGACGACGGGCATATACGCAGAGGTGTACACAGGACGGCCCAGCAGCATGTCAGGCGTACCGGCGGTCAGGCTGGGCTGCCACAGGTAATCGCCGTTGCCGTTCTTCAGCTTGCGGATGGCCTTGACGGTGGAGTCATTGACCACAAACACCGCACGCTTACGGTAGGGCGCACGCAGGGAATAGAACAGATCGATCACCTCGTCCATGCTGATGGCAGTCGCGCTGGCAGCGGTCACGCCGGTCTGCGCACCGCCGGTTGCAGCGAGGATACCCAGCGGCTTGCCGGTGCCGTCGCCGGTGAAGAAGGCTTCCTCTTCAGCAGCACCGATACGGCGGGCAAACTCGCGGGCGATGTAGGACGGCATGTCGAACACGGAATCATTGAGCAGCTCCTCGCTGATCTTGATCAT